AGGGGCCGGGGGGTAAGGGAGAGGAGGGCGGTCTTTGGGCGAAGTTGGAGGGTAGGCGGGGGCAGTGGGCGGGTGTGTGGGCGAAGTGGGCTGGTATGTGGGCGAAGTGGGCTGGTATGTGGGCGAAGAAGGCTGGTACGTGTAAGAAGTAGGCTGGTACGTGTAAGAAGTAGGCTGGTACGAACCCGTTGAAGAAGCAGGCTGGTACGAACCCGTTGGCAAGCGTGGTAAATACCGTTCACCTGTTGGTTTAGTCGGAGGAGTGTAAGAGGGGTAGGGGTTGAGTTGGCGAACCCGTGTGGGGGTCTTTGATAGAGCTGGCATCTCAACCCCAGCCGCGTTAACTCCTTCATCCTGGGGACCCAGTGCTATGAACCGAACTACCTGCGAACACAGCGTCCGCCCACTTGCATCCGCATCATTGACCATATTGTACTTGCCCACACCACTCTCAAACCACTGGGTCATCGCTGGACCCACTAATGTTGCATTCACCCTCACTATCTCCTCTTGCACCTTTTCAGGTTCCTTTCCGGCTTTGAGCTCGGCCGCCAGCACCCGCAATTCGGCCATCCCCCGCATTGCCTCGTCCGGCAACGGACCCAACGACGCTGGACCCAACTCCCGCACTGCCTTCTGCGCCTTCTCGGCACGCCCTTGGATGGCGTCAACTCGCACCAACAATTGCTCGTATCGCTCGGCCACATACTCTTTGGTATAGTAGCCGTTGACCAGCATCATCTGGAGCTGAATAATTTCGGCCGCAATGGTCTTTCCCTCTTCGACTGCATTGAGAAGAGCGACCCTAGGCACTTCGTACATCACCACTACCATACTCCTACATTGTGCAATCGGCGGTCGTACCGAGCCAACATCGCAAACAAATTGGTCTGCGCTACCATACGCTGCTTCTCCTTGACCGATGGGTCAACTCGATGACGCTGACGATACGTAAGGATTGTCCACGCCAACACCAAGAGCCCCAGGCAGAGAACTGCGTTAACTGTCATTGAGAGTGCCTCGTGCCGACGGCGGTGACACTCTTGGAGCGCCTCACTCAACGATTCGGCTGTTCCAGGCTCGACCAACGACGGTTTGCGAACAGCAATAGAGGATGGCATACCCTAGTAGTCAACTGTGTATTGCAAAGGCAAAATCATCGCATTCTTACTGTAGACTATGGCTCAGCTACCAAAGGCAGGACGCGTCGCGATCGTTGCGATCATTATAATCACACTCATTTCTGTGCTGGGTACTGCCCCTACCTGGATCGGCGCCAGTTTTGCCGCCGCCCCCGCAGCCGCTTTCTTCATCGTCAACTCAGGACTCTCTAACGTACACAACTACGTCAACCGATGTATCCAGCAAAACTGCACAAACACCGAGTACGGTTTGCTATTTGCCTCTTTTCTCCTCCTTCCCTCTCTTGCAATCTATGGAGTTCAGCTGGCGGCAAGTATGGCAGCCGGGAAACTGGCGTGCCCCACCAAACTGCACTGGCCAACGATGGCAGCCTCGGCTGCGGTACCCGCAGGTGGAATGCTGTTGTGGTCTCTCGCCGTCATGGCCATGGGTTTTCAACAGCTTGTCTACAACCAACCCATTACCTCCACTCTTGCAACTTTTGCTGAACCATTATTTGTCTACGGCTACATCCTAACGTGCAGTGCAGCTGCCACCCTAATTGTGCTCCGGAAAACGTGCGAAACTCCACAAGAGGTGCAAGAAAAGGCGATTGATGAGAGTTTGGCGGCACTCAACAAGCCGGTGGCACCCGAGCCCACTTATACTCATTCGTCTTAACCATTCGTCTTAACTAGCCAGGGGGTCGCCCTAGGTCATCCGCTTCGCCGCAGCATAGCTCAGCACCGCCAGCATCACTACACACAACCACAACGGCATTACCGTTGTTTCGGGCCGTCCGATCCCAAAGGGACGCATATTCCCCTTGGCATCGAACACCGCTGCCGGTCGCCAATAGACCAACATCGCATACAAAAATACAAAGATAGCGACAGCTGTCAACATAATGTTGTCGTGAGAGAGCATTGGAGGCTGCTAATATACCCTCAGAAACCTTCATCGCCATCTAAATCGCCATAGTCATCGTCCTCGGCTTGCCACGACATGTCTAATGCCTCTGCTACATCAGGGTCGTTTAGCAGATCACCAATCTCGGCACCTACCCGCACCCGACCCAGTGCGTCTCTCAGCTGCACATCATTTGCTTCGCGTGCCTCAATCTCGGCCATTTCCGCATCGTACGACTCCTTCGTATACGAATACAGCTCCTTGCTTTGACCCTTGGCCCACTTTCCTAGCTTGTTGTTCTTCATCAGATTCTCGATCTCTCGTTGTTCGTCCGTCATGTTTTTCAGATAGTTGGTGATCTGATCCTTTTCCTTCTCCTTGGCTACCAGCAGCCGCCGGCGCAAGCTCTCCATAGCCTCGCGAGTTGAGGTGATTCGGGTGCCGGTAATCTGAGCAAAGACCAACAGCAATACCCCAAGCTGGTTCGGCAACGTTACTCCCTCGGGCACAAAACGTCCAATATCAAAGGCAATAAGTAAGCCTGTCTGCGCTAATACCACCATGATGTTGGTCAGCGGGTTGCCAGGGTTGTTACCAATTCGCACCCGGACCGATTCGACCGTGTCGGACAGCAGTTGTGCAAGAGAAGGGGTGCCGAGTGAGCCCAGGAGCAACGGACGAAGCGATTCATTGCCGTAGAATGGTGCAAACGCCTCAATCTGTCGTGTCCACAGATTCATCACATCCTTTTGGTGCCGGCGGCTGAGACCCCAGTGCGAAGGAGGTGGAGGCGGGGTCGTCGACACTTCATTGGTGATCATCGATGGCCATGTACGTGAGACCCATTCGGTTGCAGTAATCAGATCGTCAATATCATTAAGTCGAGAGACGGTTTGGATCGCTCGTAACGTGTTTTGCCGGAGAGCCGACGTCATCTTGGTCTTTTCGATTTCGGTACGCACAGCTGTTTCAGCAGAGTCTCGGAGTTGCATTGCTTGGTCCAACAGTGCTCGTTCCCCAGTGCCCGAGTTAACTACATCTACGCAGAGTTGAGCCAGCGCAAGGGCGCGATCCTGAAAGCCTCGGGGGTTTGGCCGGGGAACAATGGCGGGTTGTGGGTCAGGCACTTCCGAACTCCGGAACACTGCCGCCAACACCTCGTCAACTCGCGCCCGCATCGATCCCACTCGCCGACTTTGGTCTGGACCGGGGCACTCTGCCAACGCCGACGCCGACTGGCTCGGATCGCCACCACAATACCGCCGAATCACTGCATTCTCAGTTTCCTCGTCATCTTCTTGCGGGATTGGCGGATAGACTGGCTTGGTGTCCTTGATGAGGACGAAGGCCGGCGAATGAACGCACCGTTTCCACTCCAGTGTTCGTCGTCCCAGTGCATCAGCCAGCCGCACCATTTGCGCTGCATCCTTTGGCCGAAGGCTTCGGTCTGCACAGCACGCATTGTTGGTATAGGGAACACCATTGATTGTCTTGAGCTGTGGCTCACTCGCCTTTACCATCTTTCGCTCCTCAGCCTGGAGTGTGAAACCAGGCTTCATAGCGGCCCACGCGGTTGTCAGATGCTCGGTGTAGCTCGGCCGGAAGCGATCGCTTTCAACTCGCTGATCCCCTCGCTGTGGCGGGTCCGCCGGCGGCAAATATCCCGGCCACGCCCCAACCACCACACTTTCCTCCTCTTGCTCATCAGCCTCTACTGGCGCAGACCGACGCGTCTCCAACATCCCCGCCACACTCGGCGTCTCCGCCATAATAGCCAAGAACTTCATCAACTGCTTCGTCAGTGCCTGCTCACCCGTCTTTTCAAGCGTTGTCCACGGCGGGTTGTCCGTTTTGATGCGGTTAACTACGCAGGCCACGGTGCGAGCCGCTGTCTCCTCCTTGATGTCGGGATTGAGTGGGAACCCCATCAGCGTTCGCGGACACCCCGGAATGAACCGCTTCGCCTTGGTCGGTCGTTCCGCTGTCTGAATCGCTACAATGAATCCGCATAGTGCGAGCTGAACAGTCATGTTTTCTACCACAAAGTCGTATGATGGAAGGTTCTTGTTCATCTTGACTCGTGCTCGCTCCCGACGGTTCTCATAGTCGGTGCGATTCGGCAGACGATCCGCCAGACCCATGACCACTTGCGACTGAATGAATTCCATCTGTTCATTGCTAAGCTCGATACCCAACGCGGATCCCACTCCCTTGACCACCTGCCGAGTCATATCCGCTTCCTCCGATGTGGACTCGGGACCGTCCTCGGTGATCATCCCTGCAAGCAGCGTCATCGGCGGCTCGGGTAATGTATCGGCGGCCGTCTCAGGATCCACCGCATAATCAATAATCTTGATCGTCATACCACTGTACCGATCCACCCACATGTCGCCCATTTCTGAAAGTGTACCCCGAGTCGCACACACCCTTTCCAAAGCATCCACGTACTCACCACGATAGTAGGCATCGGCAAGTTCGCTCAGAAAAGTCGGATAGATTGGAACACCAGTATCCTTACACACACGAACCCACTCAGTTGGTCCAGGTACTGTAAACTCTCGTTCAAAGCGAAGAAGATCATTTTGTTTGGTTGCTAGGTCGCTCTGAGCCAGAATGGCTTGAAAGAGAGGCATGTGGGGTGATTGAACTGCCTCTTCATCACTCTTGCCTACCGCTTCCAGATCACCAGCCCCTCGTGTCTGGCGCTGACGAGCAAATTCAATCAGCCGTGGCAGCTCGCGGAGTGCCCGTTCTCCATAGCTTTCGCGTTCGTTTGGTTGGGACATCATCTTGTTCGCCTCTTGCCGAAGAATCTTGACCACTGCCTCGTTCGCGGCTTCCTCTGGCGTACTGCAATCTGTCTTGGCAGCCAAACAGTCCAACTTTTCCACACACACCTTCTTGCCGTCTCCTGTGGGTGCGGTGGGCTCATCGCCAATCCATTCTCCGGGTCCAAGTCTGTAGACGGTGCGGAGCGGACCGACGGTAACGTAGTCGCCAACTTGGACAGTGCGCCCTCCCGAAATGAGCGATTTTGCCTCAGTCTGCGCCACCTCGGGTCGCAGCCCATTCTCCTTGGTCAGATGCCCCACCAGCATCTCCGCGTATTCATCGTCTTCCATGCCGGGTGGTCGCGGCACCACTTCCAATACATCTTTGCGAGTAGGATCCAATTCGGCGTCAAACTTTAGTCCACCCGTCAGCGCCTTTTGCAGATCGCTCTTCATGGCGATCTCAGTGTCATAATGTTTGGCCACTTGCCCCAGACTACACCCGTGATTAGTTGCACCCTCACGTTCTGACGCCAGAGTATCGGACGTCTTTGGGATGTCACCCGCCACAAGAGTCTCAGCGTGGTCTGCCAGTGCTCGCGGCAACGTAGCATCCTTCTGGCTCAGTGAGACGTCATAGAACAACACAGCACCCTTATCGATCCGAAGCATCTCAGCCAACGCTTCGAGTACCAGAGTGTCGTTCCGCAGTCGGTACTGTTTGGCTGCGTTTGGCGGATAAAGTTCTCCGACACGGTATCGCTTAAATGCCTGCGCCCGAATGTTAGCGTAGCGCTGGTTGGCAGACAGCCGCTGTGCCTCTGCCGCCTTAATCTGCCCGATTGCCTCTTGCATTCGGAGCCGCAACACCAGGTTCGCATGGAATGGCAACTTGTTTATCTTGGCGCCAAACGGCTCGAGAGCCCTCTGGACAGTCGGAATGTTAACAGGTCCTGGCTGACGATGATACAGCATGTTTACCAGCTCTTCAGCCTTGGGAGCCAACTTGTTCAGGTACACATCGTACGATTCCATCATGGAACGGAATGGAACCGCCCCAGCGTCTGGTAGAGCGCCATCGGTCATCTCCTTCCCAGCTTCGGCTAGCTTCTTCATCCGAGCCGCATACGGATGCAATGAATTCGTTAGCATTGCACGATCATAAACATTCCCATGCAGACGTCGCGCCAACTCGGCACCCTCCAGACCCATCGATAGAAAACCGGTGCGCTCCACCTGCTTTTCGGGACCTACAGGAAAGTGCTTGACGATAGTCTCGCCCATAGGCGCTGGGACTTGGGTACCATACTCGCCGATCGGCGTCGCACGCCACGTTAGCATCGGCACTACCTCCAACTTACCCTCTTTCAATGCATACGCCTCGTTCGTTCCGGTGGTGACCACCACCTGAGTGGCTGGTTTTGGCAACGGTACTGGCACTCCCTCACCATCGTCTTCATCTTCGTCTCGGTCTAGTTCTGGAGCGTACGGCTCTAAATATGGCTGGATGGCCATGATAGTGCCGGCCACCCGACCCTTGGGATACGGAGGCTCGTTTCGCTTAGCGTTGTCCTCGGCAATAATCTGCGCCTCGATGATCTGTTCTCGCTGGTAATCGATACCACCTACTTCGTCTGCACCCTCTGTGTCGTAGAACTTCTTAGCGGCGACGGTGGTAGGCAAAAGCCAGAAAGTGGAGAACTCGGGGTCAGCAAGAGCGGCTGCTAGAGGGAAGGGTGTAGGCTGAATGGGCTCGGGACCAAGCGCCACTCCATTACCGCCGATTCGGGTGTGGTCTTGGTATAATATTCGGTAGTTGTTGATGGTGTTTTGGATACGACGAAGAACCCGAGGATCTGGGTTGCTTGGATGCTCACTAAGGAGCGAATCAAGCAGATCCTGCACCTGGTGGTCCAGTGTGTATCGCTGTTCATCTTCGCTAACCGCCACCCTTTGTTGGACTTCGCCAAGAGCGCCCACGAAACGGATCTTGTCGGCACGGACTATGTCTTGTTGGACGTTAGTCATGCGAATCTGTGGACGGGCAGTGGCAGCTAGATCACCGAGGAGGGTGCCTTCCTCGAGCGCTTGTTCAAAGGCGTCTAGATCCTCCTCGGGTGGTGCGACTTCGCCAATGGCGTCGGGCTCGTCAGCCTCGTCGGTTTCGTCTGCAAGAGGAGGTGATGGGGAGGGTTGAAGGGGAGGGCCTGGTGCGGCTTCGGGCGATGGGCGGGCGGGAGCAGCTGCGGGTTCAGGGGTCGCCGACTTTGCAACCCGGATAGCGTTGATCCCCCATGCAGGATCAATCCCTCGGTAAGCAAAGTCCAAATACAGTTTCTTCTCACCCACTTGCACCTCAAGCATGTCGTTGGTGATCGAGAGCACCTTGGCCTGCACTACGGACTTGTCGGCCAAGCTCATGTCCAGCGTGTCGCCAACCTTGGCACCAATGAGAGCCACGTAGCCTGCGGTTTTTGGAGTGTAGATGATTCGGAGGGTCTTAACTCCTGGCGGCGCCGAGATCTCTCCATTGCTAATCGGCAACGTTCGCTTGCCCTCAGGGTCCGCGAGGACCAGCTGGGTTGGTGAGAGATAGTTGACAAGGTAGGGTCCATCCACCGTGTCATTGTCCCGAACCAACTGGACGACACTGCCGACCTCAAGGGAAAAGGAAGGTTCCATCCTTCTATCCTTTCTTAGTCTTTTTCTTCATTCCTTTTCCTCCTCTTGCTATTTCAGTTGTCGCTTGTTTGCTTTGCGGACGTCGGCTTGCGAGCCTGTGATGCCTCTAGTTTTTGCGCTAGCGGCAGTAGTTCCTGAAACACCGCAATCACCTCACGGGCCGCCCGCGCCGTCAGATGACTCGCATTGACCGCTGATGCATCGTTCTGGAATACCATCCGCAGCACACCGTTCTTGTCGTGAGCATGGTGCTTGTCAAAACCGACCAATCGGAGCAATCCTGTTTGATTAGTAACCGAATCATATAGCTGGTGCCGGAGCAAGTGCCCCAGTGTGTAAGTGTCGCCGGTGATCTCCACATCAAAGGTGTGTGGCGCCAGCGCATCCTTCACCTTGGTCACGTTCAGATTTCCGGCGTCGCCCTTATCGGCTATCTTGGCTAGGGCGTGTTGCAGAACCTCGATTGCTCGCACCAAGAGCCGACCTTCGGTAATCCACCCGATCGATCGGAGCTGCCAGTCGTATGAGTTGTCCCGCTTGAACCTGCGACCTACCTGCTCCTCCCACAGAGTGCGGACCATCGGATCGGT